AGAACGAGTTCAAGCTCAATATCGCGCTGAATAGCGGTAGATACTGTTGACTCAAAATCCGCAGTAGTAGAACCAGGAACAGTTACGCCAGAATCGGCATTAACTTTTTCCATGATAGAACGACCAAAACGAGTGTCCATACCTTTATTAGTAACTACACCCAAAACGTGTGCATTTACCATATCTTCTTCTGACAATTCAGACTTTTGGCTAGCGCGGTCTGAGAAGACTCGCTTGCTCTGCTGAATTTTTTCAATTTCAGCGGCTTTTTCTTTCAGTTCATTTTGCAATGAACCAATAATTTCTGCATGGTCAGCGTCTTTAGCACTCATTTTTGCTTCGACGTCAGCCATTAAACGTTCTGCACCACTAGATACAGCGGTTGCAATTTGAGCTTCTTGTGCAGACTTCTGAGCTTCGGCTTCGGCAGCAGCTTTTTGTTCTGCTTCCAATCGCGTTTTCTCTTCTGACTTGCGTTCAGCTTCTTTCATTGCCATTGCAGTTGCGGTCTTTTCGACAGCAGCAGCCACAATCGCATCAATATCGATATCACTCATAGTTTTCTCCTGTGCTTCGACTTTATCAGAGTCGGTAGGCATTGATTCGTTAACGGAATCTAGATGTTTTTCAGTTTCCTGAAGTTTATTAGATTCTGTTAAGGAATCTACTGTTTTGAAAGATTTCTTGAAGTCTTCATATTCTGAATCAGAGTTAAAAGACTTAGCAAGAGAAAAGGTAGCAGCTTGGTTAGCAGGAACCGTAACTACGGAAACCTCCAATAACTCTGCGTCCTTAATCTTATATCCATCGGTTTCGGTCATATACTCCGCATCCTTGACTCGAAACCCGACTGAAAAAGCTCCAAGGACGCCTTCTTTAATTAACTCTCCTACATGTCCAGCAGATTTAGCAATTTTTGCTTTTAGCTGCAGACCATTGTCGTTAGTACCAAGCGAAATTGCTCGGCCAATCGGCTGGTTGTAGTCGTGATTAAAAAGAATAACTGGATTGTTTAAATAGTTTTGAAGTCCGCCCTTTGTCCAGGCTTCAGATTCAATAATATCTCCAACTCGGTCAGTACTATTAGTACTGGCCATACCTGTGATATGGAGATCATCCCCATCTTCATAGGCTTTAAAAGTGGAGCCAATATGAAAAATTTTATTCAATTGATTCTCCTTTTATAGATTTTAATTTCTCCAGAGGAGAAAGGTCATCTTCTGAAGCCGGCTCAAGAACGGGCTTTTTCATTGGTTTAGGTTCTTCAACAGGCTTACTACCAATTGAGTTCCAATCTGCAGGATACATCTGTGCAGCAGTTTTAACGATAGAGTTATAACCCCTACCTCTAAAATATCTTGTTAAAAGTCTTGGATTGATAGGCCATACGTCTGGTCCTAGCTTATAATATTCACTTCTAGAGGGCACACGTCCCTGCTCATGAAAGAAATCAATCATAACCTTTAATACTTCGGATTTTGTCATTTAAGTTTCCTCTTGCTCTTGTGGCCTTCCGCCTTCTGCGGGATTTGAAGCTGAGCCTGCAATGTTGGCAGGAACACGTATTTCTCCAGCGCCAAAAACCTCGTCGTAGTTTAAAGCTTCTCTTGCTTCGTTAGGTGTAATAATCCCTGCATTTACTAGTGTAGAATAATAGGCTGCTGAGTCTCTTAGCTCTGGCTGAAGTGCAGGAATGTTACTAATGTCTGGAGTAATTTGATAGCCAAAGAATCTTTCTAAAGCTTTGTTTACCTTCTCTATGATAGGCAGAATAGTTTCTAAATAATACATTCTGTGGTTAGGACGAATATTGGCATTATTACCAGAGTCTAACATAATTGGCGGTACGCCAAGTACTTTTAATACTTCTTTGTTTGCGGAGTCAATAGACGATTCGAAGTCTAGCTCACGAAAATTAATATTTGAAATTGAGTCTAACTCCATTCCGCCGTCCAGCACCAATGGGCGTCTACCGCCACCATCCGGTCTATACCGCGTGACCCAAGATTGAATCATTCTCTCTTTATTTTTCTCACTAATGACAGAGGGTGACTTAATTACCAAACCTGGCACAGCGCCATTCTTAAAGAAATTGTCCTGAAATTCACGCATACGTGTGAGCTGAGACATGCTTCGTTGAGCTGCCCTTAAACGACTAGTACCACGATAGATGCTATGAAAACTATTTTCTTTAACATGAATGATTTCATCAGGAGTATAGTCTATACTTGTCTGAAAAGTATAGCCTTGTACGTAGGTTCTTTTATCTGGCTCAATGTCCATGTAATTAGCGGGGAGATGATACAGAGAAACTCCGTCAAAGTATATAAAGATATTTCCATCTAGTATATAGTCGATTATGAGGTTTCGCTTAAAAGTAGAAACGTCTTGAAAAGGGTTAGGCTCTTTGTTTAACAATAAGTCAACACGAGAACGCCTTATACCTTTGGTTACTGAATTCAATCCTTGAATTGGTTCACCTACTCGCAACGGAATTTCAGCTGCATCATCTACAATCATATTTACGGCGCGGTTCACAACTTCGAGGTACTCGTAGTACGCTTTATAGTTATGTACGATTTCTCTGGAAGCAATAGGGCCCGAGCCTTCGAGACTTACTACAATCTCTTCTTGCGCGGGATTTAACTTTTCCTGTTTCCAGAAATCATACCAAGCCATATTTTTCTCGTTGTATTTCTACCCAGCGCTTCTGCTTTTCTGCAGTGTGAAGCGGGGGGTTTCTTCCGTAAATGGAATGTAGTTTCAGATGATGATCGTGACATAGGGTGACTGTTTCAGTGTAAAGTTCAGCCCAGTTATCATCTATAAATTCGTCTCTCCAGATTATTAAATACTCATCTGTGTAGTGGTCTGGACGAAGCTTTTGCTTCTCACTCAACCATTTACGCAGTAGAGGAGCTAGAGTATGGAAATGGTGAAAGTCTAACTTTATCTTAACGCCGCATATCCGACATTCAGAACCCTTCTCGTACTTCGATTTTGCCCTATCTCGGATGTATTTTACTGGGTCTCTTTTTAATTCTACCATCTAATTTTAATCATTATAGCTATAGGTCAGTTGAAAGTCAAGAATTATTTTTTTCTCGGCTTTAGAATGTTGGAGCGTTCTCTTCAAAACTATAGAGTGCGTATCTCAATGCGTCTGCCATGTGAGAAGCTGAATCATGAACGGGCTTCTCTCGAATCAAGTTGGGATTCGGGTCCCATCTATACATGTCTAGTGAGCGCAATGTTTCGGTGCAGCTCGAGTCTACGATAAGACGATCGTTATCAATAAGACTTGCCACATGACCAATCCCGTCAACCACCGATTTCTTGGCGTTGATAGTAGAAATATCATACTGCTGTGCAAGATCGAATCTTGTCTGTGCGGCGGCTGCATCGATAAAACAATAGTCGACCTCTCTTCTTTCAATAATTTCACCAAGGAAGCCAGCATGTTCCTCTGTCGTGCGTTCTGCCGCATAATACTCTTCCATTAAATAATATTTGTGTCCGTCATATGCGATACAACAAAATGCTGTGGGGTCTTTAAAACCTACGTCAAGCCCCGAGATAATATCGCAGCCTGTAAAATCCATTTCTGATAAGTCTTGCACGCACTTATCAAAGTTAAGTGTCCAAATCTGTCCTTCAAACACATTAAAGTCTGCTTCGTATTCCTGAGCAAATTCTGCGGTTGACATAGAACGTCGTGCTTCCGCAATATCAGTTTCTGAAGCTCTTGGGTTATCATGCCAAGTTGCCTTTATGCTTACCCACTCCTCAAAATCATCGGTGAACCCACGATTAAAAAAGCGACTAAACCAATTATTCCTTCCACGAGGAGTACTAATAAAGAGAGCTTTAGATCCCGGCTTATCGAGTGTTGGCCTGATAGCAACATTAAACGCTGTCTCTCCATCTGCCAATGCGGCCTCATCAAAGAGAACAAAGTCATAGCTCCTCCCTACAACAGAATCAATCTGATTTACAGACCCTAGTCTAACAGTAGACCCGTTTGTTAATTCAATTACACGATCTTTCGCGTTATCTCGTGCTACTTCTAAATCAAAATGCTTTATTAAATTGCGTTGTAAATCGAATGAAATGTTAGAAAGATTGTAGTTAGGACTAACAATAAGTACATGACATCCAGGAACGAGGGCGACGCATTGGGCGATAATATTTCCAATATAGGTCTTCCCTTGACGACGACTAAGAGCGCCAACAATGAAACGATACTTATCTGAATTAATAGCATTTATTAAGGCCACCTGAGAAGGAATTGCCTCTATACCTAGCAATTCCAGATATTGTTCAATCGGTACTTTTAAAAACTTACCCGGTAATATTTTGTCGAGAACTATGTCTCGTCTGCTGACTTCCATTCTTCTTCACACTCGCAAGGGTCACATTCACATTCTTCACACACTAGAGAGGCTTTTCGTAGCTTTTCTAAAGGGCTCCAAGTAGTCTTCTCGACAGGAGTTTTCTCGACAGGAGCTTCTTTCATTACTGCTTGGTGAATTCCTGCGGCTTTTAGCGCTTCTTCTTCTGTAGCATATTTTGCTGATGAGCCAGCTACTTTCCACATATTGCCTTTTTTAAAAATCATAGTATGTTTCCTGATGCCAATAATCCTGCTAAGAAGAGGATAAGGGCTCCGCCTACTGTCCAGACGAGTTTATGAAGTTTATCGATGGATTGCTGCATTTCTTTATATCGAATACGGCTATCTTCCGAAGCTTTCTTTACTTCATTAAATATAGTTTTCCATCGTTCTTCACAAACTGCTTCGTGGGTACGAAAGTCTGTAAGAAGGTCATTCTGTTGCTGGGTTTCCAAGTAGTTTCTCCATTAACTTTCCATAGTTACCTTCGCCGAACGGAGAATTGATTTGCACATTTTGCTGTTTAATATTCGTAGTAGCTTTTGCTTCTTTAGTATGGTCAACAGTTATTTTATGCGCGAGTGCAATTATATCAACTAGGTCTTTACTGGAATACTGATCAGAGTCCCTGGCTTCTTGAAGTTTGTTTTCGATTACTTCATCAAGAAGCTCTGCGAGTCTGAAACGATTGCGATATCCTTGGTCTAAATAAACCGAGTTGATATAGTCTTTTACGTCACTTTTCTCTAGCACTTCGTAAACTTTGTCGGGGGTAACACCTAGGCTGCCTGCAGCAGTTAGCGCTGACCCCGTGGACAAATATGCATTTGCCACTTCGAGATTTTCTGGTGCCATCTTTATGAGTTTCATGAGTCAATTGTATTACGTTGAGACCGAAAAGTCAAGATTTATTTTTAAGAGGGTTCTGTTGGCCAGGAAACATTCTCTGGGTCATCTAAGTCTGCGGGAAGATTCGCCATTATATCTCGAAGGGATTGGCGATAAGTACGCCACTCTGCTTTTTTCTCGTCCGAGAGAGGCGCATCTACTGCTTGAGTCCAGTCAGACATTCCTAGTTTAAAATTTCGTAAGTTTCTTGTTTCAGAAATAATGATACTAGAGAATAAGTCCCAGGATTCAGTATCAGAATTCCAAGTTTGATACTGGGTGGGTGGTCCTCTATATACCCAGGAATCATTTTTTCTCCAGTAATTATCCAAAAACTGAGCGGGATTATTAAATCCTATATCGCTCAATACGCTTTGTTGAAGATAGTGAACAGTTTCATTATCGTCTGTGATATATCCTTCTTCAGGAGATTCTGCGTTCCAAGATTGAATGTGAGAGATAGTACCATTAGTACGTACCCAAACTATATAAGAAATTATCATTTTTTATCCTTTTCTTTTAATTAAAAAAATTGAAGAGCTGTTAGAGCTTCCTAGCCAATAATAAGCGTTGGGAGGAACATATTGTTGAAAGGTGTTTGCCATATAAATTTTATTGTTATTGATATCATAGTAAGGAAGCTCTTTATAATAGCCACCCTGCAGCGTTGCACCATACCTAGAGTTAGTCATACTTACCCAGACGCTTGAAGCACCCGGCGCACTATATATTAGAGCTAAATTAGTTGGGGGGCTAGTGGGGTCTCCAAAACTACCTACAGTATTTGGACTTAGTATATCTATAATACTTTGGCCTTGTGAATAATTGGAAGAATATAAACGCGTAGTGCCGTTCGTGTCAAAAACACGAATACCATAAGTTCCTGCGGAATTTTCTGCAACTTGAGAAGTTCTAGTAGCTTTAAGATAGTTTATAGTAGCCCCCGTAAGATTTGTAAATCTTTCAATACCTCCCGCGCCTCCTCCAACAGTTACGTCTCCTTTACACCAACCCGGAGTAGTCCTATTTACCATAAAAATTTCTTTTGTGTTATCAAAGTCGACCGTTCCGTTATTTACTACGGTTCCTGAAGTTACTACTGAAATAGTCTCCTGGGAAGTAGAAAACTGTAAATTTCCGTTCGAATTAAAAGTTTCTATTCCATAAGACATAAGTTAATACCTCACATTAAAGTAGGGAGCGGAAATGGTTTGACTTGCCGTATAGCTCCTATAAGTAACTGTATAAGAATTAGTTCCTCTATTAATTACAAAACTTGTTAAACCAAATTGGGCTGTAGGAATATTTCCTGATATCCATACCTCAAATTCATCATCATTTGTAGTAGTCATTCCAGTAAAACTAATAGCGGAGGAGGTTCCTTCATACTGAGGTACTTGTCCTCCAACATTAGTGGTTCCGGTAGTAACACTAAAACTTCCTCTAGAAACAATTCCACTTACTCTATCTGATATATCTAGTGTGAGATTTCCTGAAGCATTAAAAACCTGAGTCCCATAAACACTTGCTGAATAAGAGCCTACAAAGTGGCTTGCGGAGTCATAGGCTCCTGCTGTGTTCGTACTTTGTGATGCCCAATAATATCTTGTTGTGTTCCTAGGGTGAGAGAAAGTGTTTCCCGGTCCCCATTCGCTAGGAGGCACCGAATTAGTGGGGGTTTGAGCATATTGAAGAGTTCCGCCACTTCCGGGACTTATTAGATTTACAGTTGCTGTAACATTGGCAGAGTTAGGATTATCATTGGTTACATTTTGTATTACTGGAGGCACTATACCAGAGCCAGACTGTTGAGTTACTGTTATTGAAGTACCTGTTGTTAGGTAAGTATCGTCTCCTCCAGCCCCCTCTGGTCTTCTTCCAAAAATTGTATAAAGTTCAGAGCCCCCAGACGGTACATCTGTAACTGTAATACCACCATTTCCTGTTCTAGATTCATGCTGAGTCCCTGCAGAATCTCTAACCTGATATTGATCATTACTATTCCCTGATTGTACAGTAACAACAAAACTTGTATCTGAAGATCCTATAGTTAAAGAAGAGCCCTCGGCTAAACTAATCCCTAAATCTGGAGTTAAGTAAGGAGGTGTACCGGGTGCTGCTGCGCTAGTGGCTGTTAGGCCATTAGCTCCTGTTGATCGCACATAGTAATTAGCTGCTGTCCCTCTTACAGCTGCAAAGGTGTTGTCCGCAACATAAGTACCACCATTACTATACGCTAAAGAAGCGGCTCCTGCAGTATTTGAGCTTGTTACAGTTGCTGTTACATCATTATCATTTGGGTTATTAAACGCTACACTTGCTGTAGGTGTTTGAGGGTATACTTCTACTTCAAAGGTAGTACCAGTATCATCAAAGGCGTTATCGCCACCTACAGCTATAGGTCTACGAGCGTATACTCTAAATGTTGCTGCGCCTCCAGCCGCTACGCCATGAGTAATTGTTATATTACCGTTACCAGTTCTACTACCGTAATTAACAGTGCCTGTATTATTATATACAAAATACTGATCGGAGGCATTACCCCCTGCTATAGCGACTGCATGTGTGGTACTTCCATAAGCTAAATCAGGGCTAGCAATGGCAGTAATAGCAGCATCTGGAGCTATATAACCTACAGTGTGGTCTACAAAGTCAACTTGAGAGATAAGTCCATTAGACCCCCTACTTCTTGCATAGTAGGTTACTGTTGTCCCTCTAGCCTGTGCAT